TAGCTAAACCAATACAGGAGAGCATCCTAAAACTGATTGAAGAGTCTGGACTAGGATTTACAATCGAAGAGCTCGCAGAGAACTACATCGCACGCGAACTGATCAATTGTCAATACTTACTGGATTGGGCTAAGTCTTACAAGTACACGCCACCGAAACACAAACAGAACCGACTATTTTAGAAAAATTAGGACTTACTGAAAATAAGTCCTTTTCTTGTTTACAAAATCGCCGAATTTGGTGTATATTAAAGTATAAACTAAAAACTAAAGGAGGCTCCCTATGAGCATGAAGTTTAAGACGCAAGACCTTATGGATGCGGTAGGTCAACTGAACCGCTTGTCCGCAAGTAAGCTACTTGAGATTACACGTTATTGGTATATCCAAGGTTATGATGGAGTAGTGACGTTCACTGGATACGATGGTTCGAACTGGCTACGCTATACACTTGAAGCCGAAGGGGAAATTGACGTCATTATTAAAGCCGAACAGTTCGGTAAATTGATTGAAAAAACTACCGTGGACACCGTAACGCTCACACCTAAAGGTGAATATTTAGAAGTTAAGGGTAATGGTACTTATAAAGTCGATATTGTTACAGGTGACGAAGATTATCCATCTTTCGACGACAAATTGCCTGAGGAACTGGACGAAGGTTCAGCGAAGCTACTCAAGTCTTCTTTGTTCTACAATGTAGCAAATGTCAATGACTCAGCGGTTTCAAAAAGTAACGCCGACGGTGTGTATACTGGATACCTATTGGATCACAAACAAGCGATCACCTCGGATATTATTAGAGTTTGTTTGAACCCTATCCAGGACATCGGTACCAAGTTGCTTATCCCTGCACCTCTTATGCGCTTGCTTGCATCCATTACCGAAGACAAGCTCTACCTATGGACGTTCGATGATGAATACATTTATGTATCTACATCCACTATCGAAATCTACGGCCGTATCATGGAGGGTATGGAAGATTATCAGGACATGAGCATCATGGACTCGCAAGAGTTCGACGGTAAGGCTACACTTCCTACCGCAGAGATCCAAAGTATTTTGGAACGCTTGACCTTGTTTATGACGGCCTTTGATAAAGGAACTGTTCATTTAGACTTCGGTCCTAAACAACTTGCGATCATTACGACTAAGGGATCCAAAGAGCTTGTCAAGTACACTAAACTAGAAGAGGGTACAGACTTCTCTTGTAAAATCAATAGCTTCGACAGTAAGTGAAGACCATTTTGACATTCACTTTGGAAATGAACTATGTCTTAAAATCGAAGCTAATGGAGTTACCTATTACTTAGCTACACAAGAAGAAGGAGACGCTGAATGAGCAATAAACTGTCCCGCATAGCTAAAATGGTCGCAGCGGAAAAAGTGAATGAACCTGCTATCAATTTCGTGGACAAGTTTACTCATATTATCGAAAACACGCAAGAACCTTATACACCTTCAACCTACTACAAACCAAGTGGCGTTGGAGGTTGCTTGCGTAAAATGTACTTCGAACGTACTGGACAAGCCTTACAAGATAATGCGAGTTATAATCTAATCGCAATGGGTGAAGCTGGTACATTTAGACACGAAGTATTGCAGGAGTACATGGTACGCCTGTCTAAAACGGATCCAGACTTTGAGTGGTTAGATGTAGCCGAATACTTGGAAGAAAATCCCGTAGAGGGTACAATCGTCGACAAAGACTTCGTCAAAAATGATTATGAAACAAAATGTAAGAACGAACTCCTTCAGTTGTCGTTTCTATGTGACGGCCTTGTAAGATGGCAAGGGAAGACGTACATCATGGAAATTAAGACGGAGACTATGTTCAAGTTCAATAAACATACGGAGCCTTACGAAGAACACAAAATGCAGGCGACTTGCTACGGTATGTGTTTATTCCTTTACGAGAACCGCGATAACTTTGAGAAAAAGGCCTATACCTATCATATCACGGACGCTATGAAGGAACAGGTATTAGACAAGCTAGTTACTTGTGAAGAGTATGTAGAACGGGGTGAAAGTCCTAAGATCTATTGCTCGTCTAATTACTGTCCATATTGCAGAAAGGAGGGACGTAATCTATGACCTATACCGGTAAAATGTTCGAAGAGGACTTCAAAAAGGGTGTCGAACTTTGCGGTAATGAAGCAATGTTTTCCCGTCTGTACGATACTACAAACGGCTTTAGAGGAGTAGCAAATCCTTGCGACTTTATCGCAGCGACGCAGTATGGAACAGTTTATGTTGAACTAAAAACCACTCAGTCAAGTTCCTTACCGTTTTCGAATATTAGTGAACATCAATGGCAGGAACTATTCATTGCAGACCGATGCAAGCATGCTTTAGGTGGCGTACTTGTTTACTTCCCTAAACACGCTATGATTAAATGGTACCCTATGACTCAACTTACTCGTCTACGAAATCTAGGACATAAAAGCATCAATCCAACGGTAGAGACCGAACTTGGCTATTCTGTACCTTACTTCAAAAAGCGCACAAGATTGACAATACCGATTGAAAATGTTCTTAAAGCGTTCAAGGAACATTTAGCAGATAAGCAAGATGGGTAAGCCTAAACTACCTCGTATTGATGTACGACTGGACGAACTCGCTGAGGCTTCGAAGAACGCCGAAGATTATGGTGAAATTGTCAATGTCGTAGTTGATGAAGTGGTTCAAAAAGCTACTAAGCCTTTGGACAATGTAATGGAACAGATCCAGGAACTACTGAAAGACGTTCAATCCATGTCCACGGAAGATTTGAACTACTTTATAGCTTACCTACCTACCGTTATGTATTTCACTACGGATAGAGCCGAACTCGTCGGTATTAAGATGGACGCAAGCGCTGCGATCCGTCGCGAAAAATATGACGACCTGTACGCCTTTGCGGCAGGAAAAACCATCCCGGACAAAGAATCCGAGACACGCAAATTGGTAATGAACGAGATCGTCATTGAGACGGCCTATAAACGAGCCTATAAAAAGGTTCAGTCTAAACTGGAACAAGCGGATAAAGTATTAGCTTCGCTAAAAAGAGTTCACCAATTTAGACTTAATGATATCGAACTCACCCAATATAATTCAACAGGAGTAACACTACATGCTAAAAGAAATCGCCGTAAAGATGATTGACCCTAAACTAGACCGACTTAAATTTAAAGGAGATTGGGTTGATGTCCGTATTAGTTCAATCACTGAACTGGACGCTAGCAAGGAACAAGTATCCAAATGTCGAACTATTTTACAAAAAGCTCAAGTCTGTCCTATTAAGGCTGGTGAGAGCATTAAGATTGCGCACGGATTTGCTTTAGAACTACCTAAAGGACACGAAGCTATCCTCCATCCTCGTTCAAGTCTGTTCAAAAAGACTGGACTGATCTTTGTATCAAGTGGCGTTATTGACGAGGGTTACAAAGGGGATACTGATGAATGGTTCTCAGTATGGTACGCAACTCGTGACACTGAACTATTCTTCGATCAACGCATTGCTCAGTTCCGTATCCAAGAAAAACAACCTCAATTGAATTTCAAATTTGTAGATTCATTAGGGAACGTAGCTCGCGGAGGACATGGAAGTACAGGAGATTTCTAATGAAACTTGAACAGATTATGCAAGATTGGAACAAGGACTCCAAGGCGCTTGTAGCTGTTCACGGACTAGAGAGGGAAAACCTACCGAGGATTCCCTTTTCTACTCCTATAATGAACTTCCAAACCTATGGAGGTTTACCCCGCAAGCGTGTGATCGAGTTCTTTGGACCTGAGTCGAGTGGTAAAACTACTTCGGCTTTGGACATTGTCAAAAATGCGCAGTACATTTTCCAGGAAGAGTGGGAACAGTTGCAGGAAGATTTGAATGCTCAACTAGAGGAGCTTCAAAACGCAAAAGGTTCGAACAAAACTAAAATCAAGGAAATTCAAATGCGCTTGGACGCTCATAAGGAACCGCTGAAAATTGTATACTTGGATTTAGAAAATACATTGGACACGGATTGGGCTAAGAAATTAGGCGTGGACGTGGATAACCTTTGGATTGTACGACCAGAACATAACTCCGCAGAAGAGATCCTTCAGTATGTCATTGATATGTACGATACTGGCGAAGTTGGCCTTATTGTTTTAGATTCCCTTCCTTACATGGTTAGTCAAAACCTACTGGACGAAGAGCTTACCAAAAAGGCTTATGCAGGGATTTCGGCACCGTTGACGGAGTTCAGTCGAAAAGTAACGCCTTACTTAACTAAGTACAATGCTATTTTCTTAGGTATCAACCAAATCCGCGAAGACTTGAATAGTATGTATTCAACGTACTCAACGCCCGGTGGTAAGATGTGGAAGCATGCTTGCGCCGTTCGTATCAAGTTCCGCAAAGGGGACTTCATTGACGAAAAGGGTGAAAAAGTGAACCGTTCTGCTCGTAACCCTGCAGGTAATATGGTCGAAGCCTTTGTCGAAAAGACCAAGGCCTTTAAACCTGACCGTAAGCTAGTTCAATATACCTTGTCTTACCACGAGGGTATCCAAGTCGAAAGTGACCTTGTAGACGTGGCAATTGAATATGGCTTCGTAAATAAGACAGGAGCGTGGTTCAGTATTGTAGACCCAGACACAGGTGAGATCCTGGAGGACGAAAACGGAGACGACCTCAAGTTCCAAGGTAAGTCTAAAATAGTTCAACGCCTACGAGATGATGACCAAGTGTTCGATGATTTAATGACCAACGTACACGAAGTTATTTCTTACGAGGAGCAATAGCATGGTTCAACGAACATTATTTTCGCGTCCTAGTGGACCTAAGGTCTCCAAGCCTATCAAGCGCAGACCAAAGGTTCAACTAGACCGCGAAGTGCTTGAACTAATCAACAGGCGCCAACGTCAAATATTAGTTCATTCAAATCTCTACTATCGTCAAAACGTGAACCTTATTACAGACGCGCAGTATGATAGATGGAGTCACCAACTTTACGACCTAATACAGGATCACCCAAAGGAATTTAGAAAATCCGCATGGTACGAGGCTTTTCGAACATTCGATGGTAATACAGGTATGGGGCTACCTTATACCGATCCATGGGTAGAAGGAACCGCTAATCACTTATTGAAAATTTCAGGAGGACAACCAACTTGATCAATTTAGCAAATCGATATAGACCTAAGCAATTCTCCGACGTAGTAGGACAAGACTACGTCAAGGAAATCCTAATCAACCAACTAGAGACTGGTGAGATAAAACACGCCTATCTCTTCTGCGGAGGAGCTGGAACGGGGAAGACTACCTCAGCTCGTATCTTCGCCAAAGACGTGAACAAGGGACAAGGTACGCCAATTGAGATCGACGCTGCGTCTAATAATGGAGTAGAGAACGTCCGCGATATTATCGAAGACAGTAAGTTCAAATCATTAGACAGTCAGTACAAGGTTTACATCATTGACGAGGTTCATATGCTTTCGACTGGAGCCTTTAATGCACTATTGAAAACACTAGAGGAACCACCTGCAGGAACTATCTTCATTCTATGTACTACGGATCCTCAAAAGATACCTGGAACAATTATGTCCCGGGTTCAACGATTTGACTTCACTCGTATTCCTAATGAGGACATCGTTCATCAACTTGCTTACATTTTAGAAAGTGAGTGTGAACAAGGTGCGCCGTATAGCTGGGACTTGGAAGCTCTTGCGTTCATTGGTAAGCTGGCTAATGGAGGGATGCGTGATGCTATTACACGCTTGGAAAAAGTCCTGGACTACACAATGGACATCACTGTCGAAGAAGTAGCTAACGCTTTAGGTACGCCGGATTATGAGACCTTTGTAGCTTTGACGGATACTATCCTTTCAAACGATACGGAAGCAGCATTGCGCACGCTAGATGACTTCTTCATGTCCGGTAAGGACCTGAAACTAACCATGCGCAACTATACCGACTTCCTTGTTGATGTATGTAAGTACGCACTTACGCAAGATATCTCGTTCACTTCCTTGCCTAATCATTTAGGCGCAGACTTAGCACGGCTTCAACATACTGTCGATTATTCCTTGCTCTTGTGGATGCTGGAGGAGATGAACCGACTAAACTCCGTGATCAAATGGGAGCCGAACGCTAAGCCAATTATAGAAGCTCAAATCTTACTAATGACGCAGGAGGACTAGCATGGTCGATTTTATCGGGCAACGTAAAGCCAAAGAATTTGTCAAGCAAAGAAAATACCTTCCTAATTCGATGGTCATTGTAGGTGCTAAAAAATCTGGCAAACGTACATTCGCAAGATATGTCGCCGCAGAATTGGGATATGATTGTATCTTCATTGAAAATAAAGTCGACGATATTAGAGACATGATTGAACTAAGCTCTAGTCTTGCTCAGCCTACTTTGTTCGTCGTACAGGTCGCAGGTATGTCCATAGGAGCAAAAAATAGCTTGCTAAAAGTAACGGAGGAGCCACCTAAGAACGTTCATATATGCATGCTGGCTTATACCGAAGGAGATGTTTTGGATACGCTTATTTCGCGCTCTTGGGTTGTTACCTTGCTACCGTATTCAACGGACGAAGTATCCCACTATTTAGAACGCTTTGTGACATCTAGTAAGGACATCCTAAAGATGGCTCCAATGTTCAGTAGTCCTGGACAAGTTCAGTTCCTTGTTCAAAACCATGGTAAGGAAGGACTAGCCCTGTACTTGGAAAAAGTTCAGTTCTTCTACGACAATATTTTCGAGGCCTCGTCTAGTAACGCATTAAAGATGGTCGATTGGTTCAAACTAAAGGACACGGACACCCGGGAAGACGCACTAATCCCCGAACTATTTTTAGAAATTGCGATGAACTATATCGGCTTCGAAAATCGTAAGATTAAGGATACCGAAGTTCTGTTAGCCAATTACGGTCTACTTCAATTAGTTGCTAAGTGCTTAGGTACCGTATCGACTAAAGGCAAAAATAAACTATTCGCAATGAACAAGCTCGTAAAGGAGGTCCAAGAAATTGGTTAATTTAATGGAGTTTATGACTCATATTAAGGAAGATCGATTACTTCCGTTCTACATTTTTACCGGCGAAGAAATTGGACTAATGAACGTCTATTTAGCAAAAATGAAAACACCTGTCAAACGTGAGTCAAGTGTAGCCTCTATTCTACGTCCATTGACTCAACGATCTATCGTAGCAAATGACAAGGTCTTTGCGGTACGGGACGATAAGGACTTCCTATCCACTGAATCGCGCTGGAAGTCTTTAGAGGACATTAAATACGGCACTTTGATCCTACTTTACACGAAGATCGACGGGCGCAGTAAATTTCTAAAACAGTTCAGTGACCATGTCGTTCAATTTGACCGAATGACAACTACGCAACTAATGAACCACTTTTCGAAAAAGTTCAAAGTTCCTGCAAACCTACTGGAGCAGGTAATTGAACTATGTGACCGTGATTATTCACGGATCGAAAATGAACTGGATAAAATTAGTAGGGTTCAATTACCTACCGAGGAAGCCGTGGACTCCCTTATTCACAAGGATCTACAATTTGAAGTCTTTGAGGCCGTGGATAGTGTTATTAGATACGAACCTCAACGAGCCTTTGAATATATTCAAACACTTATCGCAACGCAAGACAATGTCCTTGGGTTCCTAACCCTGCTCTACAATAATTTTGCCGCAGCTAGTCGAATATTAGGTACGGAAAACGCTAAAGAGTCGACAGTAAATGTGAAGCAATTTACAATCAATAAGATCAAATCGAACTTTAATTACTCACTCGATTCAGCGTTCGAAGGTATGACCATTATTGGTGACATTGTCGAAGGAATTAAAACCGGGCTCTATACAGATGTCGTCGGCGTTCAAATTTGTTTATTAAAAATTTTCAACTTGTCGTAAACAAAATCAAGGAATTTGGTGTATATTACATTAAACAATTGAAGGAGGTACGCATGGCAAACAAATCACCAACGGCGCGAATTTTATTAGCAGGAAATTTAGGTTACTTAGAGAACCTAATCACTCAGTACGGGGGTTCAACTCCTATCGAACAAATTTACCGAAAGGAAAAGGAAAAACATAATGACAAACATTAAACGATTCAAAAAAATTGTAACTGAAAATATCGAACGTGACGGTATCGAAAACCTAATGGAGTGGTTGGAACATGAGACTGACTTCTTCACTGCACCCGCTAGCACTCGCTATCATGGATCTTATGAAGGCGGTTTGGTTGAACACTCATTGAACGTCTATGACCGCTTGGTATGGGAAATGGAAAATACTGTCGGCGCAGGCTGGCAAGAAATTTATAGCCCCGAAGCGGTTGCTATTGTAGCTTTGTTCCACGACCTATGCAAAATCGACCGCTACATCATTACTGAAAAATGGCGCAAGGACGAAAATGGGGATTGGGAAGCTTATGAGGCTTACGAGTACAATAAGGAAAAAGCCGAAATGGGACATGGAGCTCAATCAGTCTTTTACCTACAAAAGTTCATTCAGTTGACCGAATTTGAAGCCCAAGCTATTTTCTGGCACATGGGAGCCTATGATATTAGTCCTTACGCTACATTAGGTGCATGCAGTGAAACGTTCAAATGGAACCCGCTATCATTTTTGACTCACCGTGCTGACATGGCTGCGACTTACGTCACAGAGAATGAAGCATTCGTTTACGGCGAAGGTACGGACGAAGAAGAGGTGAAGGTAGAGGAAGAAAAACCAGCTAAGACTGCTCGCCGTGGACGCAAAGCGCCTGCAAAGGATCCAGACCCTGTTGACGAAGACGAAGAGCAGGAAGAGGAAAAACCTAAACCAACTCGACGCCGTCGCAAGAAGGAAGAGAAGGAAGAGACTGAAGTGAACGAAGATGACGCCGAGGAAGAGGAAGATCCAAAACCTACTCGCATTACACGTCGCAAAAAGACTGCTCCTAAGGATGAACCTAAAGAAGACGCTGAAGCGCAAGACGCGAACGTCGAAGAAAAACCTAAGTCATCTATTAGAATGCCACGCAAAGGAGCACGCGCAGCGGCTAAAGCCGTCGAGCCGAAAACCTACTACTTCTACAACCAGGAAGATGACTACTACTACAAGAAGGACGAAAATGAGCCTGACGATCCAAGTGACATCCTTGTTGATGAAGAAGAGTACCTCAATGCTATGTGTCCAGTATTAGAAGAAGACTTCTTCTATGTATTGGACGGAAAAGCAAACGTATTGCGCAAGGGCGAACGCTTGCCTGAGGAGTACGATGAAGAGACTTGGGAACCAATTACCGAAGCCGAGTATGAAGAAATGGTGAACCCACCTAAAAAGACTTCTGTCCGTGCTTCTCGTAAAAAACCAACTCCATCAAAACGCCCACGTCCATAAAGGAGGACTGAACCATGTGTAAAGAATGTAAAGATTATCGAAGCAAAAAATTCGGCGCTCGAATTGGCGGTAAAGGACACGAAGAAATCGAAGTCGAGTTTACATTAGGGGAGCTCGAAGACATTACCGAAGCTACCACTGAACGTGCTTTGAAGACTAAGGATCCCGAAAACCTTAAACTTGTAGCTTGCTTCGCCCTAGCGTCTAGTCGCCTTATGGACGCTCATAAAGAGACTACTATCACTGAAGGAAAATATAAAGGGTTCCGTGAAGCTATCCAAGAAATCGTAAACAAGAACGATCCTGCGACAACCTTGGACGACCTAAAAGAAATCCTAACTATCAATGAAAAGGTCGACAATGTACTGAACACGCTACAAGAGATGGGAGTGTTGTAAATGGAACGAATAAAGACGTTATTTCATGTGATCTACGTTAACGGTACTCATTTAGAAGTAGCAGCTTTATTCGACACCATTGACGACTATGATGAAGCAGTCGACAAGATTGAGGATTACATTGACAATCCTCAGTCTTTTAATTATAAAAGTATTAGACTGACGCCTTACAACCCGGACATCAATGGTGACGTTATTGCTACCGATATACTACTTCGATTAGACGATATTATTTATGTCGACGCATCGTGTGAGACAATTAAGTATGAGGAACCTAAAGCATGAACGAACAACGCAGACAAATGAACCAACGGATCCTCGACCTAAGAGGAGATTACACAAGAGCACGCGCCCGTATCAATTGGTTATTAGCTAATGACGATAAGGGTGAAGAGTTCGAACAACTTGAACAGTTCGTAGGGTACATCGACACGCTTGTCGAGTGCTTCCCGGAGAACCAACGTATGATCATTCGGCTATGTATCCTGGACGATATTCCACTAAGCAAGGCAGCGATCGACATTGGGTACCATTATACTTGGGTACTAGCCTTGCGCGATAAAACTGTCATAGCTTTGGAGGAAGTCCTCGCAGGTGATAAAATTATTAGATCTAAGTTAGGTCTACAAGTGAAGGAGAAATTAGATGAGCTTTATAATTAGGGTAATATTAGTTAGCGTCTTCGTACTATCCGCATTTTGCCTGACTAGTGCAATGACTTACCTTGTAATAGGTAAGCAGGAAGACGGACGTAGCCCTATCGCGTTGTTTTTAGGGTCTGTCGTTAGCTGTATCACGTTTTATGGGACTTTGGGTCTCCTTGTATACCTGCCATGAAAAACACGCGCAAAATAGCTATACCGACGCGCAGAGCGAGCGCACGTCAGGAGAAAAAAGTAGCTCGGCAATTAGGAGGCAAAGTGCAGCCTAACTCCGGAGCTACGGATTATTATAAAGGGGACGTCATTACGGACGACATGCTTATTGAATGTAAAACAGTAATGAAGCCTCAAAAGACCGTAAGTCTAAAAAAGGAATGGTTCGATAAAAATGAGCAAGAGCGGTTCGCTGCTAAAAAAGATTACTGCGCATTAGTGTTCGACTACGGAGACAATGGTGAACAGTATATAGCAATGACCTTGCGACAGTTCAATCGAATGATGGAGGATAAAAATGCGTAAAGTGTATAGTATAACGCCAGACGGGACAGTAGGTATAGGTGATACTTGCTACCCTACACGTGATTATATCGACGTGACAGGATTGGATCCTATTGTATTAAACACGGCACTCGAGCTCATGTCTCGTAGTGTTGTAGGTGTAAACAAGTACGGAACTACATTAGCTGAAAATAATAAGGATGACTTCCTGCAACACGCTAAAGAGGAGGCGCTGGATCTAGCGAACTACCTAACCAAACTACAATCGCAAAAATAAAAGACCTAAATGAATAGGTCTTTTTTATTGTCCTAAGTAAGCAAGGGATTGACTTTGAACTTCCGCAAGGAAATCGCCAAAGGAAATTCCTCGGTACGCAAGTTCTTTAGCAGTGTAGGAACTTACTAGCCGGGCTAATAAACAATCGTAAAAGTCTGGATCCTTTGTATTAGTTATACCGATATAGTTCAGTATATCCGCTGGTTCAATGTTGTATCTATCTTCCATTGTAGCTCCTTATTCCATGTAGCCGTCGACGATCCAAAGTTGGAACGGATCTTCTTCATTGTACGGACGTGATAATTTTAGCGACACGCGCAATTCAGTTGAAAGTGTAATTAGGTCCTCTAGTGAACTAAGTTCAAGTTCGATAATAGGGTTACCTGTATCTCGTTCACAGTAGTAGGACACCTTCCCAACTTTGGATAGTTGGTCTGCGTAGTGCGCATGAACGTCCTCTTCTTCGAAATACTTTGCGGAGTAGACGTGAAATTTCATTTACTTAGCTCCTTTTTCTATTATAGATACATGCTTTGCTAAAGTCGATTTGTTCCGCAGGAATAGGCTTATCGTACGTCCATGCGCGACAAGTATCGAACTTGAACAATCGACAGAACATAGACTCGCTATGATCGAAACTTTCCCGACATTGTTCGATATCTACTTCCACTTCGAACACTACTATATCGACATTTCGAAAAGCTAAAAATGCTACGGCCTTTTCATAACTTTCGGCGAAGTATATAACCCCGGAGGAGGGCTTTAAACCCTCGTCCAGGATATCACTTAGGTTACTAAAATCAGTCGCGTGATATAGCTTCATTTTACTTGCTCCTTTACATACTCTTCAAATGTTGCGCGAGGTAAGTCGGCGTTATAAGTGTCCCATAATACTAATTGGTCACCCGGTAAGTTGCTACCGAACTGCGCAATAGGATCAGTGATAATAGTTGGTAATGAACGTTCAAAGTGAATGTTCTTATATTCGTTTAGTTCAATAGCTAGTGCGTCCTTATTTTCGAATAGCTTTACATACTGTTCAGCCGCACGCGCAATAGAGTTACGTGTTGAACGTCCGTCACTAATTTTGTTTCGAAGTGCGTTTAATTCTTTATAGTGTTTCATTTTGTTTACCTCGTTTTGTTTTACTTTATGTAACTATTATAACGTATTACCGGGTAATAGTCAAGTCTTTTTATCAAAAAAGTTCGAAAAAGTTGAACTTTTTTTTTCAATTATTTTGGGACTAAAAAAAGATAAGGTCGAAGTGACCTTATCCTTACTTGATGTAAAGTTTAATGAGTTGACATTCGATGTCGCCGTAGTTAGTAAATCGAACTTCCTCAACTACCTTGTCCATGTAAGCTCCTAGGTCTTCGATGCGACCTTCGATGATCAATGTGTTGTAGTTATTGAAGATTTGATAGTACCATTCGTCTCCGAATTGTTCGATAGCTGCTTTGACTGTATTGTTGTTCATTGTAAGTTCCTCCTGTTTTTCTTTGTTTATCTTACTTACAAGTTAATTATAACATATTACCGGGTAATACGCAACCCCTAAACACGAAAAAACTGAACTTTTTTTGAAAAAAAAAATAAGGCGCTAAAGCCTTATTCTTGCGTAAGTTGTTCGTAAGCGTAGTCGATAAGTTGCTCACGTGAAAACTGAAAGACCTTACCATTAAGACATACAACAGGCAGCAAGGATCCATCGGCGCCGATAAAGCCTTGCCCCTTGTCCGTAACAAGATACTCCCGTTGATTAGCAAACAGTTTAACATCACTTTGATCTTTAATCGTCCCAAGCATCAACGTCACCTACCTTTCGAACCTTTGTATTACAATCCACGCAACGCCAATATTGACCGCTAGGAACGGGAGTCAAGTTGTCGCTAATTTGCTCACCAGTTTGCGTCATAATGAACGTTCCTGCGTATTTAAAGGTTCGCCCAATATAAGTTGAATTACATTTTGGACATCGCATAGTTGAAGCCTCCTTTACATTTTTATATAGTTCGATACACTTATCATCTTTAAAGGCCTCCCCTTCATTGTAGATTAGCCCTTGCGGTAGATCCTGCACTTCCGTGCCGTCGTCTAATAAATCGCCGATAGTGTGACAGTAAGCAGTGAGTACAGTGAACAAGCCGGGCGCGTGTTCCTTTTTAATTTGTACTTCCGTACACGTCATCCAACGCTGCGGCGTTTTAGTAAATATTCGAATACCTTTGTCATAGCTTTGATTAGGATCGATCAATCCAAGTAGGCGCAAAAGGGTACCATTTAACGTCATATCCAAGTACACTTGAAAAGAGTCCGTATCCGCTAAGTATTTACAAGTTACTTTGCGATAAATAATTTTAGGTACTTGTCGAACTACTGTCGCAATATTAGGTCTAAACTTCTTACCTTGTTTTGGTTTGCGTTTTTTTTTTATTTTTAGCCATAGCTTAGTCCTTTACTGTTTTAGCTAGCATTCTTTGATAGCGAACTTGTTCACTTGGTGTATTGTGTATAGCTTCCAAGCGCTTGTCCAGTTGGTTCACTTCCACTTGTAATTGGCTAACCTGCACGCGCAGCATCGCGATATTACAAACAAGCGCAGCGAAAAGGAGGACACCTCCTAACGCTACGGCTACTCTAAATTTATTGATCTTACGCATAATGTTCCTCCTTAACTCAAAAGCGCGTGTCGCTGAAGTAATTGACTAGCATGTTCTTTACATGTTACACTATTGAACCTTTTCGCTAATTGCTGGTAATACGCCGCTTCCGTCCAGCAATGTTGACGCTCCATTTCTGTAGCACGTTCGCTGAAATTGACAGGAGTAAACTCCTCTTTTCTATCAAAAATAACCATCTTATTTTCCTCCTAATATAATCCGCTTTGGTCGACAAATCCTTGCAACCATTTTAGTACCTTTAGTAATAACTTAGCAAACAATCGAACGATGAACATTTTACGCCTCCTTTGTGTACTTTTCAAAAATAGGTAGCGCAGGTTCCGCAAGACGTTTGTAGCGTTCAGTTGTAGGTCCTTTGCGTTTACTTGCTAAAGCCTTACGAACGTCCGCGAGTGAACGAAGTCCATAACCTGCGGCATTGTGTAGGATCTTAGCTTCCTTTTCAGTCAATTGTAAGTAGCGCAGTGAAGTAACGTCTACCTTATTTTCACCAGCAGGTACATACAAAGGAACACAACCTTCGCCAATTGAAGGTATGTTCCATACTTGATAACCACTAGGAATAGTCTTAACTTGTTTAAATGTGTCACCGCCGTTTTTAATTGTTTTCATTGTTTTACTCCTTTAATTAGTTTTCATAAAGTGCTGCAAGTTGTTTAGTACAATCTTCGAGCTCATTTAGTAAGCGAGTCGCTTTAAAGTTTTCACTGT